ACAGCACTTAGAGTTGATGGTTGCTAAAGACGATTGGGGCGATGAAGATTTCACCGCAGTTAATGCAGCTATCAGCGCAGGCAATGGCTACAGCGCATAAAGGAGCTAATCATGGCAGTAACTTGGATAATCTCAACATTAGAGCGCAACACTGATAACGGTGTTGTTGTAGCACATTGGCGCGCAACAGACAGCGAAGTAGTAAGCACTGACGATGACGCTGTGACTCACTCAGGCCACAGCTATGGCACTTGTGGCTTTACACCTGACGCATCTGCTGATGGCTATGTAGACTATGACAGCTTGGTCGAAGAAGATGTTATAGGCTGGGTTAAAGACAGCATGGGCGAGGAAGCTGTAACAAACGTAGAAGATTCTATCGCTGCACAAATCGCTGACAGTAAAGCTCCGGCTATCTCTGTTGGCACACCTTGGTAATTAACTAAGAAGAGGATACAAACATGGGCGAGAAAAAAACAACCCCTATTGTAATAAACGATGTTGAATACACTTTTGAAGATATGACACCGCAACAACAGGCGATAATTAATCACTGTAATGATTTAGACCGCAAGATTAAATCAGCTCAATTTAACCTTGACCAGCTATCGGTAGGCAAAGACGCATTTATTAATATGCTTATTGCTGATCTAAACAAAGTGGAAGAAGTCGAAGAGGCTTAAGTGCAACTGGTCTTTGCGTTAATAGTTTTAATCAATGGAACGATTGACGTAGAGGCCACTAGCTATTGGAAAGGTTTAGCTCGATGCCGGTGGTATGCTGAAGAATTAACAATACAGGGGACAAGACGAAAGTATTACACGCCAGTGCATGCTTACTGTAAGCCAGTGTACGTAGACCCAGCAAAGGTGATTATTTATGATTGACCCTATTTCTGCCGTTGCTATGGCTACAAGCGCTTATAAGACTATACAGAAAATGGTAGAGCTAGGGCGTGATGTGGATGACACTCTGGGGCAAGTGGGTAAGTGGTACGGAGCTATTAGCGATTTCAACGAAGCTAAGAAGCAGGCAGAGAATCCACCATTATTTAAAAAGCTGTTTAATGGAAAATCTGTTGAACAGGAAGCAATGGAAATCTACATCCAAGATAAAAAGATTAAACAGCAAGAAAAAGATTTGCGTGAATTGTTAATGTATACGTATGGCCCTGAAGGGTATAAAGAATTGTTGGCTATGCGTAGAAAAATAAAAGAACAGCGTGAAAAAGTAGTTTATGCCCAGATTCGTAGACGAAAAGCCCTTTTTTGGAATACAATTACTATAACGACAATTATTGCAATGACAATTGCACTTTATAAACTAACAGTATTAATAATTGGGAAAATATAATGGCGACAGTTCAGGAAGCACTACTTAAACTGGAAGGGCATGAACGAGAATGCGCCGTTAGATATTCCAATATTGAAAAACGTTTAGACGAAGGATCGGAAAGGTTTAAGAAAACAGAAATGATGATCTGGGGTATTTACCCTTTAATTATTGGATTATTTGTTGTTGGTAAAATGTTCGGATGAGTATTTTTACTGCTTTAATTGGACCGGTTGCTGATCTTGGCAAAACATTCCTGCAAAACAAAGCTGAAGAGAAGCAAGCAAAGCACCAAGCCAAAATGTCAGTTATACAGAACGACGCTGACTGGGAAAGCAAAATGGCAGATGCGTCAAGCAATTCTTGGAAAGATGAATTCTGGACTATTGTTTTATCAATCCCCGTATTTATGGTCGGCTATGCTATAGCGGCAAATGATGTATCAGTAATTGACCGGGTTTCTACCGGATTCGAAGCACTGGAAAAATTACCTGAGTGGTACCAATATTTATTATTCATAGCTATTAGCTCAAGTTTTGGTATTCGGGGTGCTAGTAAATTGATGGAACTTCGCAAATGAGATACTTTCGAAAGTCAGACTTTGATTGCCAGCAGACCGGCAATAACGCAATGTCTGATGATTTCTTAATTAAACTTGATGACCTGCGTCACGAATGCGGGTTTCCTTTTATTATCACATCTGGCTACCGGGACCCAGAAGGGCACAGCATCGAAAAAGCCAAGTCTACGCCCGGCACCCACGCTCGCGGCATCGCCGCAGACATTAAGATCAATAATGGCGCAGAAGGCTATATAATCGTTTCTGAGGCCATTAAAGCAGGATTCACCGGCATGGGTATAGCTAAGACGTTTATCCACTTAGACACGCGTACAAGCGTCCCTGTTGTGTGGTGCTATTAATTACCCGACAAGACTAAAGCCCCTTTCGAGGGGTTTTTTTTCGCCTATCATAAAATAAATGTATCAAAAGGCTTTACATTGTAAAGGGAATTATATACCATATCACTTCAAATGCTGTAGGAGGCAATTATGACTATACAAAAATACGTTAAAGATAATATGCAAGAGCAAAGAGTATATAGGCAAAAATTGCTTTCAAAAGCATTGGATACTATGTGCCACTGGAGCTTTCACGAAACCACAGATGCGCTTAATTGTTCAACAGAATTTTACAAAGCCAAACAGTTTATGGAGCAACATCATCGTGGGATTTTAAGGCTTTATATTAATTTCGCGCATGATTTTCGCTTAAATAAATAGGGGGAAATGATGGGAATCAACGATCTAAACGATCTGGAGCGCGGTGAGTATGACTGCGTTTTAGGTTATCCAGCCCTAAACGGGCAATCAGAAGCTTACCAGATTGGTTATGGTGAGCAGTACGCAAAAGAGCAGACTGTAGGAGGTCAATAATGAAATCAAGCGAATCAATCAACGAGCTGGCAACAGCTTTATGTAAAGCGCAGGGTGAAATGGGCGGAGCTGTTAAAGACAGTGCTAACCCGTTTTTTAAGTCAAGCTATGCCGATCTAACGTCTGTAATCAAGGCGATCAAGCAGCCCTTTGCTGATAACGGCCTGAGCTACACGCAGTTCCCAGTAAGCAATGAAAACGGTGTTGGTGTGTCTACCCGTTTAATGCACACATCTGGGCAGTGGCTGGAGATGGAATACACTCTGCCGACAGTTAAGAAAGACCCACAGGCTTCGGGGTCGTGCATTTCCTATGCTCGCAGATACGCTTTACAGTCAATCGCAGGAATACCCACAGCCGAGGACGATGCAGAATCTGCAATGTTACGCGGTGACGATAAGAAAGTTATTTCTGATGATCAAATTATATCTATCAATAAATTACTTGATGAGACTGGCGCAGATAGCGAAAAGTTTTGCAAGTGGTTGAAGGTGCGTTCTGTTGATCAAATTCTAGCCATGCATTACGATCGCGCTATTGCCGCATTAGAGGCCAAGAAGTGATTATTTTAGACCATGAACAAGGATCGCCAGAATGGCTTGCTGCACGACTGGGCAAGCCGTCTGCTAGCATGTTTGCCAAGCTAATAACGCAAACTGGGAAGCCAAGCACTTCTGCTGATGGGTATATCAATGAACTAATTGCAGAACGCATTACAGGGCAATCTGAGCCGTTTCACGTTACTGAGTGGATGGAGCGTGGTAATTTGCTTGAGCCAGACGCGAGGGAAGCCTACGAGTTTATATCTGGCAACGATGTGATTGAAACTGGCTTTATTCTTGATACTAGCTTCGAGTTTGGTTGTTCGCCTGATGGATTAATAGGTGATCAAGGTGGGCTAGAGATTAAATGTCCTGCCCCAAAAACGATGGTTAGCTACCTTAGGGACCAGCAAGTGGGAGTTAAGAAATACTGGCAGCAAATTCAAGGTTGTATGTGGATTACTAAACGTGATTGGTGGGACTTTTTTGCCTACCATCCAGAAATGCCGCACGTTTTAGTGCGTGTAGAACGCGATGAAGAATATATCGCAAAACTAGCCGCTGAGGTCAAAAAGGCTGTGGCGGAAATATTAAACCAAGTGGAGAAGCTAAAATGAAAGTAGGAATATCTGTAAGAATTGACGTTACAAAGATCGACAAGTCACGACTGTATAAGGGCGCGAAGGGAACCTATCTTGACTTGACTACATTTGTGGACACTGAGCAACAGGACCAGTATGAAAATAACGGCTTTATCAGTCAAAGCCTGACCAAAGATGAGCGTGAAGCTAAATATCAAACGCCAATCCTTGGCAATGTAAAAGTCTTTTATACTGACGGCGCAGTTAAAGCACCGGCCATTACGTCAAACCCAACTATTGAAGAAATGGACGAAGATATTCCATTCTGATATAAAAAACCCCCCTACGGCACAAGTGCTTTTGGGGGGAAACCATAGGAGAGCAGGTCGGGGGAACCTGCCTGCTTACAATAACACAAGGAACTAAAATGACAAATGCAGGCCAATGTTTACGAGTAGCTCAGGAGCTACACAATATCAATTCAAGCCGTTTAGCTGAGTTAATGAATGTAACACGCCAAAGGGTATTTCAATGGCGCAAACAGGAAAATATGAAGTTACACACGGTGCAAGGCTTATGTGAGGTGTTTGGTTTATCAGTAGATGAATTTTGCGGGCTTTGTGACAGATAAATAAAACCCCCTGTTACGGGGGCTTTACTTTTCCCTACTGCTGAGGGATACTTGTTGGTGCGAAGAACAAGAAAGAAAGATAAGTATAGCTATATGATCTTATAGCGTCCATACCAACCACTTTCTTTGAACGCAAACAATGTTTGGGCTTTAGGCTGGCGGTTCCTTAAATTAAACGCCAGATTCCGGGTTGACCCTCCCGACAGAG